AGGCAATGCGGTTCAGTTCGCTGCCAGACAGCACATAGTTACCGAATCCTGCCACGCTAATCGAGGTGTAGTCAAACGCAAAGACAGGCGACTGGCCGTAGCCGATCGTGTAGAAGTTGTTGCCGTCAGTGAAGATGATGGCAGAATCACCCGGCTGAAAAGTCAAGGTTGACAGACCGTTGATGGTTTGAGATCCTGGAGGATCGACCACCAAGGCGCCAGTACCTTCGTTGCGAAGCTGGAAGAACCAGTTGTCGCCAAGGGTGCCTGCAGACGTCATGGTCAAGGTGCCGGCACCACCGTTCCAGATCAGGGTCTTGGCCCGATCGGCCACACCGGCCGTGTAATTGGTGCCAAAGAACGTGACTGGCATGGCCAACGACAAAAGGGTGCCGATGGCCACAAGGCCGGTTCCTGCAAGCGACGCTGCGTTGGCCGTCGAGACCTGGGCGCCGTACAGGAAAGCTTGCCAGGTTCCACCCAATGTGGTGTTGTCTGTCAAGTAAAGCTGCCACACAGACCCTTGGGTCGGGGCACAAATTTGTACGCCGGCAGCATTCTTGATGATGAAGGTCTCAGCCCCGACGTTGTTGATAAGGATGGCTTGGCCAGTAGATGCTTCCAATGCACTTGGCAAGGTCATGGACCAAGGACCAGCCGTAGCGGTCACATCCATGATGCCTGCGATGATATTGGTAGACGGTGCCGTCTCAAGCGACCAATCAAAGGTCGTGTCTTGGGTCAGAGAGACTTCAGCGTAGCTTATCTCTGCTGGTGCGATATTGCTACCGCCAAAGATGTTGGTGTAGACGGTCATCTCAAGCCTCGTTTCTCACTGCGCCGCGGTCCAGGATCTTGCTCAAGTCCTCACCTTGCAGCGCTTGGGCTGCCATGGCGTACATGTTTTGCCAGACCGGGATGCGTTCGTCGTTTTTCAGGAATGGTGTTGCCTCCAACAGGGTTGCATACAACAGCAAGTTGGGAGCGTATTGGGTGAGCCAGTTGGTCTGATTGCTGTCGTCCAGCAATGCAGGCAGCTCGTAATATAGGATCTCGACAGGGTAGGCAAGATCAGGGGTGGGCACAACTAGCCAGTTGGTGTAGTTGTAGTCCGCATAAAACTCAGGCTCATCGACCTCTGTCTCATTGGGCCAATATGTGCGGCAATACTCATAGTCACGAGTAAAGATCTGCTTTCTGGTGTTGTACTGGGCCCCAGTTCCCACGTTCATGCTGATAGTCTCGCGCCAGCGGTCTGGCTTAGGCAGCACAGCCACGCCAGCCTGCAGATTGGTCACAACGACGGTCTGGAAGCCTTGAACCTTCAGGTCACGGCTGATGCGGCGTTCAGCCAGCGTGATCAGGTTGGGGATCTGAGCATAGACGATCGGGTCCGTGACAGCGGATGCTCCACGTTCCAGGTAGCTGCGAACGTCGTTTTGAAGCGACGTGAAGGTCATTGCCTGAGGCATTACACGTTCCTCTCAAAGTGCGGGACGTTGATCAAGGTCTTGATCTGCTCTGCGATCTCAAACTCGGCCAGCGTGATAAAGGTCGGGATGGCGTTGACCACCGCAGCATCCTTGCGCTCAAGGTACTGCTTGACCGTTTCGGTCAGGCTGTCATAGGTCAGAACCCAAGATGGTGTGGTCATTTCATATCCTCACTTCGATGCTACGCCCTTGGTTTTCTCATAGGTGCGCATCCCTGACAACCCCAGCATGCCAAAGAGCACCTGCATGGTGATGGTCGTGTCTACCTCAGGGAACGATCCTTCGTATCCGTACATCTTTGCGACGAACTGCGCAATTGGTAGAAGGAAGCTGACATATAGAAGCCCAAGGCCACAAGTCCAACCAATAGCAGGTCTCCAGCCGCTGACAAAAATGCTCGCACTCTTGGCCTCCTCGGTGTTGACGGCAAGCTGGGCCATGTCGTTGGCCTGATCGAGCTTGCGTGCCTCGATCTCCAGCGCCATCCTCTCCTTGTCCGTGGTGACGAAATGCTCGGCAACCTTGCCGACACTTTCAATGACTGATCCGATGCCCAGCAAGTCCATCACTTGGCTCCTTTCAAGGCTCGGTTGATCCAGCCCAGCAGGAATTTGGTCTGGTCTTTGTTGCGGTTGCAGATTTCTGCGTATCGAGCGATCTTGCCCAGCGTGAAGGTCAGGATGAACCTGTCGGCCTCCATCGCGTTGATCTTGGAGACCGTGATGTCTCCGATGATGCCGTCAGGGGTGGAGCCCACCACCAACTGTGTGATGGTCTTGGCTGGCTTGCCCGTGTTGACATAGAAGTTGAAAATGCAGGAGGCCACGCGTTGATTGGCAATCTGGTCTCCTCTGATGTCGTCCCAAAACCGCGTCTTGTAGAAGTCGCGCACCATCTGGGCCGGGGGTGTCTCTTTGCGGTCAATGTACGACCAGCCAGCCCAGTCAGGGTTGGGCTTGCGTGCGATCCCGGCGTAGGTCTGACCTCCGTTGTCCCCCGGGATGTCGGTGAATTGATACCCGCCCTCGTCGCGGATCATCTCCTCAAAGGCCGGGGTGAAGTCAGCCATTATTTTTTCCCCATTTTTTCGTGCTCTTCGAGGAGCCTGACTTTGACTTGCAGGTCGTTGATGTGAACCATCAACTGCTCTTTCTGAGCAGCGCGACGCTCGGCGCTGATGGGGCTGTCCGTGGGAATGCCTTCCTTGGTGATGAGGGCAGGCATCTGCCCCTCAATCTTGGTCAGACGCTCAGAGAAGGACGCCACCTGCCCAAGCAGCCATGCGATGCATGCCACCACAATGGGGATGATTGCTTTGAGAACGTCTGACCAAGCCATGGGTTACCTCACTTATCGGCCTTTTCGTCGAGCTTGTTGAAAATCTGCTTGCAGATGTCCTTGATCTCGTCGATGTCACGGTGATAGTCCTCTTTGGTGACGTAGGTGTGCGGCATAGCACGCACATCGACATCCAACCGCTCGATGGCCTTGGTGATGTTGTTGAGAACCCAGCCGCCAAAAAAGGCGGCGATCCCAACAACAATGTTGAAAATCGCCTGTGTATCCATCAGTCAAAGCCTCGAAGTGTTTTCGCCAGACGAGCACGCTGGCCCAGCTTGCCGGGGGCCTTTGCGGCCTTCTCCAGCTTCTTTGCAGGAATGTTCTTGCTCTCAGGTACACCCAGTTGCTTTTTAAGCGCTCCGGGCTTTTTGATCGCCTTTTGAATCCACTTCTCGGCCATGGCTCACTCCTTACTCTGAAGGTGCGGCCTCAGCAGGTGCTGCGGCGGGTTGTGCGCCCTGAGCTTGAGCCTGCTGCTGAATGCTTTGAATCAGGCCAGCAACTTCAACAAAGGGACGCGATCCCAAGTATTGAAGGATTGCATTGACCAGATTGGTCTTCAGTTTGATTTCATCCATTTTTCATTTCCATGAAATTGCCGCCAAAGTGGGGTGGCGACTTCCCCTTCATCATTATGCTGCGAGGGTCGCCCAAGGCAAAGCAGGCTGGATGATTGGCGGGTTGATTTGGTTGTCGATCTGCTGCTGCACCGCAGCCTCCGTAGCGGCCTTGTCCACCCCGTTGGCCCAGCACCAGTCAATGACTTGCTGTTGCGTGAGTTGATCGTAAGGCGTGAAACTTGTTTTGCTCTCCACAGGGAATGAGCAAGTGCTGTAGACGCTGCCGGTATAAGTGCCATCAGTGCCTGTGCATTGCCAATGTGCTGTGATTACATAGTCTGCACCTTCAGGAGTTTGCGGGATGCAGTTAAGTGCGGAGATAGTCCATTGGTAGGTGATCATGGTTGGGTTCCTTCTAGGGTTGCGACACGGGCGGCAAGTTCTTTGATTGCTGCAACAAGCAGCGGGATTGTTTCGGTATAAGACACACCAAGCGTTCCAATCTCATCGTTATCCATACTGACCGCTTCTGGCAAAACGGCTTTGACATCTTGAGCAATTAGAAATGCGCGGCTGACGCCAATATCATCTGTTTTAAAACGCCCAGTAACTGCTCTCAATGTAGAAACCTTTTGAACGGCATTTTCAATTGGTATTAAATTTGTTTTTATCCGTTCATCAGATGTTGATATCCAAGAAGTGCCGCCATCGGTAATGTACACGCCAACAGAACTTTGATTTTGCACAACATAGTTATTTCCACTATTGGGGCCAAAAAACCAAAATTTACCTGCCGACGTACTAGAGTGCCTTCCAGCAAAAGGCACAAAAATTGAGGTTACGGAGTAGATACGTTCTCCGTTTCCAGTCCCACTCGTCGTCCCCACCAGCAAGTTGCCGCTGGAGTCGATACGGGCGCATTCGGAGCCGTTGGAGCCAAGTGCAAGATAGGAAGTGCCATTAACAATAATGGCGTTATCCGTGCCGTTACGCGCAATCGTGCCAGCGTTGTTATTTCCAGACCCAGTGTTGTATCCAAAAATAGCAAACAGACTACCAGATGTATTTGTGTTATCAAATAATTGCAAACCGTTTTGACTACTGCCCGTGTATTGGAAACGGAACTGTGCGCCTGAATCGGTAGCAGTGGCACCCACCAAAAGCCGCCCACTCGCATCCAGCGTCATCGCCTGCGTGAAGCTGATGGTATTGCCTGCTGTGCCGGAGGGGGCTGTATTCCAAACGTGTTGACCTTGGTATTGGTAGTACGTTGTTGCGTAACCGCCTGTGTTTGCGTATTTAAACCCTGCGTTATAATAAGTGTTTGCGGTTAAGTAAATGCTAGACGGGCTTCCAGAGCCATTCCAAAGCCCATAACCTTTTTGATACATTTCAAAGGCAGTACCTTGACTCCACGCACTCGGCGTCACCCCGAGGCCGAGGTTGCTACCGTCGAATTGCAGCGCACTCCCCGTTGTGAGGACTTTGGAGCCGTTCAGGTAGGCTACGCCGTTGGCAGTGCCATAAGACAGAGTCTCGGACGTGGTAACGGTCAGCTGGTCAATTGTTGACGACGAGGCATTGGTTGCGAGTTCAACAACGTTACCGCCGCTGTCTTTTGTATAGATGCGCTTGGTTGCTGTGTTAACGGCAATCTCGGTACCACCGGCCGAGTTGGTCAGGTCACCAGGAGCAGGAGCGCCAGCGGTGTCCTTTTTCTTGATCAGAATCGTGGTCATGCGTAGGTTCCTCCAGGGATAGTGTCAGTCCAGGTGGGTGAACCGGTACCCCCTGAGATTAAAAATTGGCCAGATGTGCCAGCTGCACTGAATGCGTATTTTGTACCGTCGCCATACGCCACGGCGCCCGCTGTTGGTGTTGCTGTGGCGTTTGTGCCGCCGTTTGCAACAGGCAAGACGCCAGTCACGCCAGAAGTCAAAGGCAAGCCTGTCGCGTTTGTCAAGGTGCCTGACGACGGTGTTCCAAGCGCTCCATTGAACAGCACGACTGCCCCAGCAGATCCGGTGTTGACGGCCAGAGCCGTTGCAACCCCAGTGCCAAGGCCCGTGATCGAGCCAACAGCCGGGGTGACTGTGACGTTTGCGGCGGCAGTCAGTTGACCTTGTGCATTGACTGTAAACGTGCCTACCTGGGTTGCTGAGCCATAGCTTGTAGCAGTAACCGCTGTGTTGGTGATGCTGAAAGTCGTGTTGGTCAGCGT